ACTTGGTGATGTAAAACATACAAAAGCTGATATATCAAAAATCAAACAACTTGGTTATACAGCAGAAATAGATTTTTGGACAGGTTTAGAAAAAACTATTAAATGGTGGAATATTTGACAATGATAATTAAAGTGATATAATATTATTGTGAAAAAACCAAAGAAAAAGAAAGCCAAACCATCTGATGCTGATTATGTAAATAATCAAGCCTTGTATGATGCCTTGGTAGAATACAAGAGTAAGTGTAAAGATGCTGAAAATGCAGGAAGAAAAAAGCCAAAGTTACCAGACTATATTGGCGAATGCATATTAAAGATAGCATCAAGACTTTCATACAGACCAAATTTTGCCAACTACCCATATAGGGAAGAAATGGTATCAGATGGGGTGTTAAACTGCATAACATACATCGACAATTTTGATCCCAAACTTTCAACCAGCCCATTTGGTTATCTAACCCAAATATGCTGGTTTTCTTTTGTTCGTATTATAAACAAAGAAAAGAAAGAAAAATTTGTTCAATATAAGTTTGCGGAACAACAAAACAACAAAGACTTTCAAAATTGGTTTAATGAAACCTACGCGGGTATCGATGTAGGTAGAAGAGATTTTTTTGGTCTGACAGATCTGGACATGGAAAGATTTGAAGATATGTGTGCACCAAAGAAAACCAAACGAAAGAAAAAAGTTAAAAAAGACGCTTTTGATCTATGAAAGCAGTAATTTTAAATGACACGCATTTTGGGGTTAAAAACGATTCCCCTATAATGCTTGAATACTTTTTATCGTTTTTTGAAAAGCAATTGTTTCCTTATATCAAGGAAAACAATATTAAAACTATATTCCATTTGGGCGACCTTTTTGATCGTCGCAAATATATAAATTTTAAAACTCTCAATCAAGTACAAAAAAGATTTTTAAATCCACTTCTTGAAATGGGTGTAAAATGTAATATTATCTGTGGAAACCATGATACCTATTACAAAAATACAAACAAAGTAAATTCTCTTGATGAACTTATTGCACATTATGGAAACTGGTCAGTCTACTCTGAGCCGACTGAAATCCAACTTAGTACAGGTTGTGTCGCATTGCTTCCTTGGGTCAACCCAGAGAATGAACCCGATGCAGCTAAGTTCTTGGAAAACACATCTTGTTCTATTCTGCTTGGTCATCTTGAGTTATGTGGGTTTCAAAGTATTCGTGGAGTATTTGTGGAGCAAGGATATGATTCCAAGCACTTCAGCAAGTTTGAATTTGTTCTTTCTGGGCATTATCATGTTAAGTCTAGCCGCGATAACATTCATTATCTCGGTACGCAATATCAGATGGCTTTTTCGGACGTTTGGGAAGAGAAGGGCTTCCATGTCTTTGATTTCAAGGATCGCACTCTTGAATTTGTCAAGAATACAGACAGCCTATTCTATACGCTTGATTACAATGAGGATTCAAAAGAAAAATTAAACTTTGAAGACTACAAAGACAAGTACGTAAAGATATTCATCAAAAATAAAACCAAGCAACCTTTGTTTGAGAAGTACATCGATAAGTTCTATGAAGTTGGCGTAGCTGAACTGGCTGTTGCAGAAGAGGTTTCTGCAAATCCGGAACTGGTCGCAGTAGACATCCATAAGGACACTCTGCAGCTTCTCCACGAAGAGTTGGAAACTATAACCGATAAATCTATAGATAAAACCGCACTTGCATCTATAATTAATTCGGCGTATAATGTGGCATTGTCAAAGGAAGACGAATGATTGAGTTTGTGTCAGTAAAGTTTAAAAATTTTGGTTCGTTTGGTTCAAACCCTACAGAGATAAAACTCAATACAAACAAAACAACTCTTGTGACCGGAACCAATGGTCACGGAAAATCTTTTGCTTTGTTGGATTCTTTGTGCTTTGGTTTGTTTGGCAAGCCATTTAGACCTATCAATATCCCACAGCTAGTTAATAGCGTTAATAACAGAAATTGTTTAGTTGAGATTGAGTTTAAGCGTTCAAACTCAACTTATATCATTAAGCGTGGTATTAGTCCAAAAATATTCGAAATCTACAAAGATGGAGAAATGATAGACCAACACGCCAAATCAAAAGACTACCAAGATTATTTTGAAGAGCAGATTCTAGGATTTAACTACGCCGCATTTAAGCAGGTAGTCATTCTTGGCAAGTCCAACTTCATTCCCTTCATGCAATTGACGCCTGCGGAGCGGAGAAAGATCATTGAAGGTCTTTTGGATCTTGATATTTTGGCTGATATGAATCAATATGTAAAAGGTCAACTCGGTTCGCTGAAGGTTAGTATAGGAGAAAATGAGTCGCTTTTGAAGATATCGCATGAAAGAATCAAATCACAAAAGCAATTCATAGAACAGGTTAAAAACCACAATGCAGATGACATTAAGGCAATTGATGAAAAAATTCAATCTTTTGAAGAAAACATCAAACTTAGCAAGTCTGAAAAAGTAGAATACACCAAGCAATTAAAAAAGTTGACTGATGAGCAGGCAAAATATCAAAAGGTTATTCAGTCTTTAAAAGATGTTCCTTTTATGTTAGCGAAGACTGAAGCCTTGGAAGCCACAATAAAGGAAGAAATTGAGTCCTTAAAGACTTCTGCAACTTGCAAGTGTTGTGGTCAAGAGCTACCAGCAGAACAAAAACAAAAGCACATTCAGGACAAAGAAACCAAACTATTAGAATGCCAGAAGGCAATAAAAATTGCCCAAGATAAAAATCAAAAACTTGTCGATGCCCAAAATGAATACAATTCCTACAAGGAACATATCGAAACCACGTCGAATGATATCATAGGGATTGACTACAGGATCGGAAACGGAGAAGAGAACGTAAAGCGACTGTTGAAGGAAAAGAAAGACAAGCAAGCATCTAACAACATCTCTTCGTTGGAAGAAAGTTTAAATAAGTCTGAATCCGAAAAACAAGACATTTCGAACAAGTTACAAAGTCTAATCAATGAACAAATTCACCACGATGTTGTATACGATATACTCAAAGATGGTGGCCTTAAGAGCCGCATTATCAAGCATTATGTTCCCATCATCAATGGACTCGTCAATAAGTATCTCGGAAAACTTAATCTGTTCGTTGACTTCAACATCGATGAGGAATTCAAGGAAACAATCAAATCAAGATACAGAGATGAATTTTCATATTCCTCTTTCTCTGAGGGAGAAAAGCAGCGTATCGATTTGGCCATATTGTTGACTTGGCGAGAAATTGCAAAAATGAAGAACAGCTTGAATTGCAATCTTTTGATTTTTGATGAAATTTTAGATTCTTCTCTTGACTCATCTGGAACGGAATCTTTCTTGAAACTATTGAACAAGATGAAGACTAAGTGCTCTATTTTTATCATTAGTCACAAATCAGATCAGCTAGCGGATAAATTTGATCAACAAATGCACTTTGAAAAGAAAAATAATTTTTCAAAGATTAAGCAAAATATCTAAATATTTTAAATGTTTAGAGGCGAATACAAAATTAAAAATGTTAATGGCAAGCCCATTACATATACCCGTGGTGATGTAGTTTCATATCAGGGGAAGGTTTACGAGTGCAAAATTCAAACAGAGAAAAGTCCACTCCAAGCTTCTAAAAAATGGTATTTTGTAGGTCTCACCGAAAACACTGTTTCTGAACAACCACCAATAAATCCAGCAGAAGGACAAATTTGGACATCAACAAACGGTGTATCTTATGTGTGGTTTAATGATGGCAACAGTTTTCAGTGGATTGAAACTTGATTTACTAAACAACGGAGTTATACTAGAGCCATGAATGAAGACAGTTTTGAAAAATTTACTAATCGCCGCAAGAATAAGCCCTCTGGATTCAGTAAGAAGCAGATAAAAAGAAACAAGCGGGGAAGTAGACATGAGCAAAAGCAGCAGCTCAATGATGTTATGTATCGTAAAGACCGTGATTTTGAATAATTTACAAAAGGATTTATATGACAACTGTGACAAAAATGAGATTATCTAAAGAAACCCTATCCATTCTTAAGAACTTTTCGGCAATCAATTCAAACATTTTAATCAAGCCGGGAAATGCAATTCGCACCGTGTCTTCTGGTAAGAACATTTATGCAGAAGCTACGGTTCAGGAAGACTTCGACACCGATATCCCCATTTGGGATCTTAATAAGTTCTTGGGTGTAGTTAGCCTGTTCCCAAACCCGGATCTTGAATTTTGTGATACTCACGTAGACATTTCAAACGGAAAGTCTTCGGTTAGGTATTACTACTCCGAGCCATCGCTTCTTACTGTTCCAAATAAAGAGCTCAAGATGCCAGAAGTTTTTCTGAGCTTTGATTTGGATGAGCACAATCTAAACGAGATTCTTAAGGCTTCAAGTATCCTACAAGTCAGCGATTTGAAAATCGTAGGAGAAAACGGAGTTCTTAAGATTGTTGTTGACGATTCAAAGAACGACACCTCAAATAGTTTCTCTGTCTTGATTGATGAAAACTACAGCGGAGCGGATTACGAAGGAACCTTTAATGTCTCTGAGATTAAGTTCCTTCCGGGCTCATACAGGGTCGAACTGACAAACACTATTATTTCCCGATTTACTCACCAAACTCAAAACCTTTCCTACTACATCGCAATTAAGCGAGGTTAATCGTGACCGATGTGTCTAATTTGATTTGGGTGGAAAAATACCGCCCAAAAACGCTGTCTGATTGCATTTTGCCAATTGATCTTACTACTATCTTTAATGGTATGGTCAAAGAGGGCAAGATGCCAAACATGCTTTTTTACGGAAAAGCTGGCACAGGAAAGACCACTGTAGCCCGAGCACTAGCACAGGATCTTGGTATGGATTCTATGCTTATAAACTGCTCGGAAGACAATGGAATCGATACTCTCAGAGTTAAAATTCGTCAGTATGCATCTACAGTATCTTTGAGTGGTAATGGAAAACTGATAATTCTTGATGAGTTTGATTACGCTACTACTGCAGTTCAAACTGGCCTGCGTGGGGCAATTGAGGAGTTTGCAAATAACTGTAGATTTGTTCTCACGTGCAACTACAAGACTAGAGTAATCGATCCACTGCACTCAAGATGTACTGGTGTAGATTTTACTGTCCCTTCTCAAGAAAAAGCTCAAATCGCAACAGCGATAATGAAACGTATTGAGTATATTCTTGAAAAAGAATCTATCTCATATGAGAAGAGTGTTCTTGCGAACCTAATCAAAAAGCATTTTCCAGATATTCGAAGAATAATCAACGAACTACAAAAGTATTCTTCTTCTGGTAAAATTGATATAGGCATTCTTTCTCAGGGAAGCAGTGAATCTTACAAAGAGCTTATCGGGTACATGAAGAACAAAGATTTTGCTTCATGCCGTAAGTGGATTGTGCAAAATATTGATTTGAATACGGCTGACTTTTTTAAGAAACTGTACAATGAAATGTACACATCTCTCAAACCAAATTCAGTACCACAGTCAATTCTTATTATTGCAGAATATCAATATAAGTCTTCTTTTGCTGCGGACCAAGAGATCAATACAATGGCAATGGTCGTACAGCTGATGATGGATTGTGAGTTTGCCTAATGAAGCTTAAAGATTTTTTAAACAGCATAAATTACGATAAAAAGCCCCTGTTCGATCAGGATGAAAAAGCGGATAAAATTTATCCGCCATTTATCGTTAATAAATGTCTTTCATATTTTGCAGACACCATATTTCATGCCAACGAGATAAACTGCCACTGGTGGACAGATAAAAAAATGCAGTTTGATTTTTATCGTCTTTCTGTGAGAAAGAAGAAGAGGTTTTCTCCTTGGATCAAAAAAGAAACTGAAGACAATTTAGCTATAATTAAAGAGGTTTACGGATATACAGATGCCAAAGCTCAAGAAGTCCTAAATATACTTGGACCCAGTGATATAGAAAAGTTAAAGCTTTTTTTACAAAAGGGTGGACTTAATAATAAAGAGTGAGGCTGTATGTCAGAAAACTCAGATAAAATTTTTAATAATGTTGGCGTTCATGTAAACTTATTTGATCCTGAAGATTTTATGGTTGTAAGGGAAACCCTATCCCGTATAGGTGTGTCTCCAAAAGGTAAAAAAATACTTTATCAATCATGCCATCTTATTCATAAAAATGATGTATACATTGTGGCGCACTTCAAAGAATTGTTTGCTTTAGACGGACTTCCATCAAATGTTTCGGAAGATGACATTAAGAGAAGAAATGCAATCATTCAACTCCTTGAAGATTGGGATCTACTAGAGATCGTAGACAAGCAAAAAGTAAAAGAAAAGATGCCGGTGGCAGGTTTAAAAATCATTAAATATAATGAACGGGATGATTGGGACTTGATTCCAAAGTTTAATCCCGGTTCTCTTCGTAAATTTTTTAATTCATAAGGATGACTATGCACAAATTGACTTTGAGTATGATCGTAAAGAACGAAGCTCCAAACATTGAAAGATGCTTGGCTTCATGCGCACCATTCATTGATTATTATGTAATCTGTGATACAGGATCCACGGACAATACAAAGGATATCATCAAAAAGTTCTTTGATGAAAAGGGTATTCCGGGTGAGATTCATGACCATGAATGGTCTGATTTCGGAACAAACAGATCAAAGGCACTTGAGCTTTGCCTAGGCAAAACTAAATGGGCCATGATGATCGATGCCGACGACTTTATCGTTGGAACCTTACCAGTTGACAAGTTTGATGATAATTTGGATGGCTATGTTGTCCAGATCAAGCGTGGAGAGTTTAAGTGGTTGAGAGCCCAATTGTTCAATCTAGCAAAAAAGAAGTGGTGGTATGAAGAGCCACTTCACGAATATGCTATTTGCGAACAGCCAATGAATGTCCAGAAGCTTGAAGGCGATTATGCTTGGGAAGTAAGGACAGAAGGTTGTCGTTCCCGATCTGTATCAAACGACATCGAAAAGTATACCAAGGATTATTACGTTTTGAAGGGATTCTTGGACAAGAATCCAGATCAACCAAGAAAGCAATTTTATGCAGCTCAGTCGGCATTTGATGCAAGAATGTTTGCGATTGCCGAAGAAGAGTACATGAAGCGCATTAAACAAGGTGGCTGGCATGAAGAGGTATTCTTCTCATGGATGCGTGTTGGTATGTGCAGAGAATTTTTGGGCAAGCCAGTTGAACAGATTGCAGATGCATTCATGATGGCATTTGAAAGTGCTCCAAATAGAGTCGAACCACTATATCACTTGTCTTGCATTTATAGAAAATATGAAAGACCAAAAAATGCCTTCCTAGTGGCCTCATTGGGTCTGAGCATGCCACTACCACAGAATGATATCTTGTTCGTTGACAACGCAAACTATCTTTGGGGAATTTTTGACGAAATCGGTACGACAGCGTTCTATGCTGGAAGACCACAAATTGGTATGTCAGCATGTCAAAAATTGTTAAACGAACCACACTTGCCTAACGAACACAGACCAAGAGTAGAAAATAACTACAAAATTTATATGCAGGCTTTCCAAAAGTTCCAAGAACAGGTTGCAGAGCAACAAAAAGATTGGGCAGAAAAGACTGCAAAAAACATGAATAGGACAACTTTGGACATTGATCCCAAAAAAGTTGCAGTAACTCTTTAATTTTTAAAAAGACCTAAATACTTAATAATAGCCTCTAATAAAGGCTATTATTTTTTGGGAGCAAAAATGGCAGACTCGTACAATCCTACTATTGTAAAAGGTGACACAGTTACTTGGGCTTTAGGTGTCTCTGGGCCAACCGGAGGAGCATATAATTTAACTGGTGTAACGCTCACCATGGAAATTAGAAAATCGTATTATCCCGGAAATGAAATTGTAAAATACGTAAAAGGAATTACTGCTGGAACTTCATTTGTTCCTCCAGATGGAATTACTGGAGGTATTGCCGCTACAGGAACGGCTGGACTGATTTATGTAACTGTGGGTTCTAATTATACAAATCAATTTCCAGATTATGTCCCCGTATTTTATGATATTCAAATGCAATACCCGAATAATGGCGGAATAGTGACGCTTTTAAGGGGAACTATTAATAATCTTTTGCAAGTTACGGAAAATTAAAAATGGCATTGAATGATTCAGTAAATATTAATTTTCAACCATCTGATATATTATATGTAACAGTATACGGTTCACCATACGGAATCGGTGGAGCTCCGGGAGCACCCGGATCACCGGGTCAGTCTGCAACAATTCAAATTGGAACAACCACAACATTGCCTCCCGGTGGTGCCGCATCTGTTACTAATGCTGGTAGTTCGTCTGCTGCCATTTTACAGTTTTCTATTCCATCTGGTCCAACAGGTTCTCAAGGAACTACAGGGTCTATAGGTCCAACAGGACCTTCGGGACCAACTGGAGCAGGGTCTACAGCAGCAGGACCAACAGGGCCTACTGGTGCAACTGGTGAGAGAGGAAATACTGGAACAACAGGTGCAGGGTATCTATCGGTAAGCGGACAAGAAATAGAAATGAGTTCGCTTTCTGTTGGTGATTCTATTATGGTCTCGGTATTTGCAATACCCCTTCCAGCATATTCTATTGGTCAAAGCCTTATTATATTGAGTGATTCTAATAATTTTTTTATTGGAACTGTTACTAATTGGAATTCCGGAACAAGTGTTGTTACTGTAACTATAACAAAAATTGTTGGATCTGCCACAAGTTCATCTTGGATTATAAATTTATCTGGTCAACAAGGTCTTCAAGGTAATTCTGGTCTTCCCGGAGACATTTACTCAACAACATCTTTATCTACTTTCAATATTGGATCTCTTACAATAGGAAACTCAGAACAAATTTCTGTTCCCACTGGGCTTGCTTATACAAAAGCACAAGAAATTTTAGTAGCTGCTAGCGCAACACAATATTTTATTGGAACCGTTTCATCATATAGCGGAACAACACTTTCCGTTGTTGTTGATGGTTTTACAGGGTCTGGAACATTTTCTAATTGGGATGTAAATTTAAATGCAGCAATAGGTCCAGCTGGTGATGTGGGACCAACTGGATCAAACGGCTCAACTGGATCTACAGGTTCAACAGGCCCAACTGGACCAACAGGGCCTACCGGACCCACTGGAGCAAAAGGTGACACGGGAGCAGGCTCCACTGCCCCGGGCCCAACCGGACCAACTGGTTCTACAGGTTCTACAGGTTCAACGGGGCCAACAGGACCGACAGGACCGACAGGATCTACTGGTACAACAGGTCCTACTGGTACAACAGGTCCTACTGGTCCAACTGGACCCACAGGCCCAACTGGTCCGACAGGACCCAAAGGTGATACGGGAGGACAGGGAGAAAACGGAGACCCGGGTGTAGTTGGACCTACAGGAACCACAGGTTACCGTGGGGGAATCCTTTACAGATTTAATACAAATACGACAAATAGCAATCCGGGAAGCGGTCAATTTAAGTTTAGTTCATCTACAGTCGGGTTTGTTACACAGATTTACATAAGCAACTCTGATTTTTTGGCAATTAGTAGAACAGATTGGTATAATACTTGGGACGACAGCACGTCCTCTATTAAAGGGCAATTGTATCTACTTGATAATAGCAGCACATCAATACAGGACTGTATTTTTGATGTTTCGTCAATTTCACCTCAAGTTAGTTATTATGTAATAAATGTGTCTTATAATAGTGGAAATTTATTCAACTCAAATGATGTAGTTTCTATATCTTTTATTCGTAGTGGAAATAAAGGTGATACGGGAACCAGTGGAAGTGGTTCTGGTAGCGGAGCTTCTACTCTAGTATACGGGCAAGTTACCAACGCATCAAAAGTTTCTAGTGTTGCACGATGGAATTATTCAGTTCAACAATTTAATGCCGGGGTTGGTGGTTCGGGTATAAGTGCATATAATTTGTGGGAAAAAAATAATACAGGAACAACTGCATATGGTTACTCAGTATCGGATACTGCAATTTTAGGAACAAATTATAATATTTACAATGTTCCGGTAGGAACATGGGTTTCTATGGAATTTACTAATGCAATTTCTGGATCAAGCGCATATTGGTTTGGTGCTCCCAACCCAATATATGGAGGTTGCAGTTAATTATGTTGATTGGTGCACTTTTAACACAATGTGCTTGTGGTGTTTGTGATTCACAGATACCATCTCTTGAAAGTTCTTTTGATAAACTTACAAAAGGATTTACAGCAAACACTTTGTTGGGTTATGTAAATAGAAATGAATTCGCCTCTTTAAGCGACCCCCCATCCCCCCTGTATACAAGCCAAACTTTTCCTTCAGATAATTTGGGATGTGTAAGAACTCCCCCACTCTACATGTACGAATTAGAATGTAGAAGTCCTTTAAATATCGCTGATGATTATCTTTTATGGAGTCCAGATCCATTTCCATTTGAAGGATTCAATGCTGTTTCTACTAATATATTGTCCTTGAACGTAAACAGTGTAACAAATGCTAGCGTTACATGGGATAGAATAAGTGAATCTATAGAAGAAACAACTGGTGGACATGTAAGAACAGGAACAAATACAATACTTGTAACTGGTGGAATAAGAATAAAAAGAAAATTGTATTCTTTTAACGCAAATACACCAACAGGAAATGCAAACAGTCCAATTTTTTCTACTTCAGAATATGATGAAGAATATGATTGTTGCTGTGGTTGTACTACCTGTGACATTCCCCCGGGCCCCTGCCCTACTAGAACATTTTTTACTGTTGAACCAGATTCTTCAAGTTCAAGAAGTATAAGTGTTTCAGATTTTAATCCTGTAGATCCTTACACAGAATTGACACTAAAATATCCCGGTGTCATAGATGAAACATACGAAGCTTTATCGATATATCTTGCAGACAATGCACAAAACGATGCAAGAATTTGGCAATTTTATTCGTCTCCATCTGGATTGACATTAAGCAGTTCTGATGGAAATGTAATAGGTTGTACTGGAACTTTAACAGATGTTAAAAATACTTTACAGGGATTTAGTGCATTTTTTAGCTCTGTAATTCTTGGTCCAAATTTAGCTTTGAGTGGTTCAACCACAGTCGCAGAAATTTCAGATTTACCAACTTTTGTGTCGCCACCGATACAAAGAGGTGTCGGTGGCATAACTGGTCTTTTTGTTCCATTAGTTTTTCCCGGAACAGTTTCGCCTCCATCAACGTATCAATGTGGTTTTTATGATTTATCAGATAATCCTTATTTTGCAGCAAATTATAGTTCTGTTGTTGGAACTTTTAGCTACGATGAAACTTTAAATGGGTATTTGAATTATCTTTTTAGTAAAAGACATTTTTATGGAACATCATTTAATCCGGGAACAACTGGAAGAGGTCTCTACATAATAGATGACTTTGATTCTCAATTAAAAATTTCTGAAGGTACCACTTGGAGCATTGCATCTATACCCGGAATTTGTGGATCTACTTTAACTCAAAGTTATAATATACCGGGATTTACTTTTTGGTTAGGAGTAATAGATTTAACGTTTACTTGGTGTGGACAAAACGGTGATGAACCGGGAGAAGAAGAATGTTTTTTGAATACATCAGCTGGTATAACTCCATTTTGTCCACCAACACAAGGATGGTATGATGTGATTGAGCATAGTACAACCAGAGGCGCGCCGGGGGCACAAGAATTATTTAATTCTCCTTCTTTTCCCGGACTTTCTGATTGCAACGGTAACTTGATACCGGATTGCCCGGAGGTTCCTCCAATTTCCCCTGAAAATGAAGTTTGTATATGTGGTGAAGGAGCAGGTACAAATACCTTTAATGCAAACCCGGGTTCTACAAGCGCAACTCAAATTCTATATGGTGAATGGTACTTAGGAACATGATAAATACTTAAAATGTTCTTCGGAAAGAACAAAAACACTCTTAAACTTGTAAAGCAGCATCCAAATCTGCTGATGGGTGCCGTTTATCATATAATTGAATCGGCATCAAATCCAAAAAATATTAAAATTGGATCGGGAATAAGTTCTCTTTATTTGCGTGATGAATATGGTGAAACTTATCTTATAGAGGGAAACATATCTAAAATAAAAGAATATTTTCAACCAGTACTTATGTTTGAAAATGTTCAAGGTTCTACTTTTAAATTAAAAAGACCTATTGGTTCTTTATTACAAAATACTTTACTAAAAGAAACAACTTCACTTTCATGTGATGAAAAAATATATCTTGGAAACGGAATAACCGAGAGATATTTTATTGAAAAAAGTTCAAATAAAATAGTAAAATTTGTTGGTAATTCTACTCAAATAAAAAATTTACTTGAAGAACAAATACAAGTAGAAACACCAAAACAGCAATTAGCGAAAGTAATTGAAAAACCAGTTGTTCAATTAATAGAAAAAACAATTGTAAAGGAAATAATTCCTCAAGCTGGATCGCAGGGACTTCCGGGTGAACGAGGTCAGATTGGTCCAATGGGGCCAGCAGGACCACAAGGACCCATGGGTCCACAGGGAAATGATGGAAAGCAGGGTCAACAGGGAGATGTTGGCCCAGCAGGACCACAAGGAGAAAGAGGTCAAGTTGGGCCTAAAGGTGATCCGGGAGTAATCGGACCAAAGGGCGATCAAGGAGACAAGGGAGAAAAGGGTGATAAAGGCGATCAAGGAGAAGTTGGTCCTATTGGTCCTATGGGTCCTCAAGGTCCGCAAGGTCAGCAGGGCATACCCGGTAAAGACGGAATTGCGGGTGAGGTTGGACTTCAAGGTCCTGTTGGCCCCGAAGGTCCGGGTGGAGAAAAGGGAGATAAAGGTGATAGAGGACCTATGGGCCCTCAAGGTCCTATTGGACCAAGAGGGGAAAAAGGAGATCCCGGCGAACAAGGTCCAGCCGGAACAAGCCCTGTAATTGAAGCAGAGTTTCCATTAATTTTACAAGATGGAATATTGTCGTTTAACTCTGAACATGTTTCAGGAATATTGGACAAGTTTAAAAACGACGATATTCAAAAAGCCATAGATCGTATCGGCCAAATGACCACGCCAGCAGGTGGTGGCGCAGTTGATATTTCTTTGAATGGTGATAAGATAATTCGTTCTGTCAATACGATGAATTTTATTGGTGATAATATTACAATCACCAGAAGAAGAAAAAATGTTGATATTTCGATTGCAGGATCTTGTGGAGCGGATCTAGGATCAACTGGTCCCACAGGTCCCACAGGTCCAACTGGTCCAACTGGTCCCACGGGGCCGACAGGAGCTACTGGAATTACTGGTCCAACTGGTCCAACTGGTCCTACAGGTCCAACTGGTCCTACTGGACCCACTGGTCCAACTGGAATAACTGGTCCCACGGGGCCGACAGGAGCTACTGGAATCACGGGTCCTACGGGACCAACGGGACCAACTGGTGCAGATTCCACTGTTCCGGGACCAACGGGACCAACTGGACCCACTGGAGCCAAAGGTTCAACTGGTGTAATAGATTTTTATTATCAAGAAAATGCTCCAGTAAATTCTGGAATTACTGTTGGTAGCAGATGGATGGATTCCGATAGCGGTATAGAATATGTTTATGTAATAGATTTAAATGGGACGACTCAATGGATACAGCCATCAAATAGCGGAGGTGGTGCTGGATCGAGCATTTCTATTCTTGCAACTACCGGTGTTACTGGTGCAACATACTCAGCTCTTTCTTCCGATTATTATATCGGAGTAAGTTACGCAGGCCCCGTTACTATAACTCTTCCAACCAACCCAGAAACGGGAAGAGAAATTGTAGTTAAGGATGAATCTGGAAATGCGGGTGGTGGCACATCAAGACGAATAACTATTGTTGGTGCTACTGCAGCACATACTATAGACAATCAAAGTTCAGCAATAATAAATTTAGACAACGCTGGTCTGCATTTTATCTACAGATCCGGCTGGAGAATAATATAATGTCATACTTATACAATGATTTAGTAGGTTTCAAGGGAAATGTGGTTGATGCGTTTAATCGATTAAAAGTTAGCAATCCATTTACTTTATTCGATAGTCAGCAAAGATATGTACTTAGTGATAAATGGGATTATGTTGGAGTGAGTGGTGGTACCTATTCTTATAATACAGTAGAAAGCACAGTATCTTTAACTGCAGGAACTACAAGTGGTTCTAAGATGTATGTTGAAACTAAAAGAGTATTTCCATACCAGCCGGGAAAATCTTTAACTATTATTGACTCATTTGCAATGGCCCAACCAAAAAGTGGATTACGTCAACGGGTTGGATATTTTGGTATAACAGGTGGTGTTACTGCGGGAACACCATATAATGGAGTATACCTACAGCAAGATGGATTGACGTTGTCAGTTTGCTTGACATCTGCTTCACTCGGAACCACACAAACGGTAACACAATCAAATTGGAATGGTGACAAATTTGATGGAACTGGTGATTCTGGTGTTACGATAGATGTGACAAAAGGAAATATTTTTTGGCTAGATGTTGAATGGTTGGGTGTGGGTGATGTTCGAACTGGATTTTTTATAGACGGAAAACCCATTGTAGCACATACATTCTACAATACGAATAAAAATTCAACAACTTACATGACAACCGCATGTTTGCCTTTGAGATATGAAATTGAAAATACTTCTAGCCAAGCAACAAGCAGTACCATGAGACAAATTTGCTCTACGATATTGTCTGAAGGTGGCTATGAAGGATTCAGCAGAAGATACAACGTAACCCACAGTGGAACTACACCCCATACTTTAACAACAGCAGGAACTCAATATCCACTGATTGCAATACGAATGGCCCCCGATAGATTGGATAGTATTATTGTACCGTCAAATATTAGTGTGGCAATAGAACCGTCAGGAAGCAACAAACCATTAGTAGTGCAATACAGAATTTTATTAAATCCAACTTTAACGGGAAACACGTGGGCAACACATTTCAATGGAAATGTTCAATATAATGTTACGGCTACGGGAGTTACTGGCGGAACTGATATTATAGGTGGATATATAAGTAGCAGCGGAACCTTGGATGTATCTACCATAAATGATTTCAATTTTCAAATAGGAAGAACTCAACTGGGAGTAAGCGATACATTTGTTCTCGTACTGGTTCCTACGGAAAATGGCACACAAGGTTATACAGATCTTTCATGGTTCGAAATCATATAAATATTAAGACATGCCATTAGATTTTCCTCCATCCCCATCACTAAACGAAATTTACACCTTTGGTGGCCGTTCTTGGCAATGGAACGGAACTGCATGGGATTCTTATAATCCAGCTGCAGGAAATGTTGTAACTCAACTTAATGGATTAACGGGTGGTGTTACTTTAGCTGCAGGGTCAAACGTCACATTGACACCACTAGGAAATACAATTACCATTGATTCTTCGGGAGGTGGAGGAGGAGGTGGTGGAGGATTAACTTATTATTACCAAACTAACCAACCTACCGATCCCGGCATTACCTTGGGACAGCGTTGGATGGATTCTGATACTGGTATCGAATTTGTTTATATCAATGATGGAAATTCCAGTCAATGGATTCAACCAACAGTTCCCACTTCTGGTGGTGGGGGAGTAGATGAAGCATTCGTAATCGCTATGGCAACCGTACTATAAATATATGGGATCTTAAATGAAACAATTACTAGGCCAAGATACAACGGGAACTTACACTTTTAACCCAACTGCAAAGACAGTAACCTTTTCAGGACTGTCTCAGCAAATTACATTGGCTAACATTCTTTTGATTACCAATGTA